CCAGTATTGTGACTTGCTGGCATAGAACACCGCAGACGCTTGTGAGAGCTTTGACTTGTTTAATGCGTTCCATGTACCCTCTATGATGTCCGAAACCAGAGATGGCCGGAAGTCCCCGAAGGTCTGCGTAGCTGACAGGCGGGCCACACCGTCCCTTGATGCGAAAAACAGGTCTGACCCTTCTGGGCCTAAAACCGTCGCTATGCTTCTTGAGGCCGCTGCACCCGTACCTATGTCCAACGGCTCTAGCAAGAATGGAGCCGGGTCTGTTGAAGTCGGGGACGAGCCCCTGAGAAGGTGTATGCTCCGCTCCTTGAATATGACCAGCACGCCCCTGAACGAAGCTATGGCGGTTATGATTCCGCCCTCGGGAGAGCCTACGGCAAAGCTGCCGCTTCCGCCCCCGGTAAAGTCGGTTTCGTCGTTCAGAACTGAGTGATTTATTACGCCTGAGTTGTTCGCAACTATCCACAACCGCCGACGATGAACCGTTACGAGCTTGCAAGTCGAAGGGGTTGTAGTCAGTACGTTCCATGAGCTTCCATCGGTTGAGTCTCTGGCTGTATCGGGGCCATTGCAAGCTATTACTCTGTCCCCTCGCCAATTTGCGAAGCTGTATAAATGCTCCTCGCCCGTGGTGAGTCCTGTTAGCTGCGCCTCCCATACGCCACCATTGTCTTTGTATATGATGCCTGTTTCTGTGGCGGCAAAGAATTGTCTGGTCCCGTTCGCGCGTTCCCACTCGAACAATCCAGTTATGACAGGCAATCCCACTATCTGAGTTGAATTGTGCTTTGTCGAGCCGCGACGTTTTGACCTCGCTCCAAGCGTGGTGAGGTCTATATTCTTGGCAAGAGCTAGGTTCTGCTCTTTTATGGCGAGGGTGCTGGACTTCGTATCCAACCCCCCGACTTTGTTCAAGTAAGTAAACGTTTGGTATCTGGACAGCCCGTGTGCGGGGCCAGCCAGCAACAAGACAAGAAATAGACCGATGAATCTCTTTAGCCACACCACTTATTTCCCATTACCCAAAATTGCGAGAAAAGTTGGGGTCGAACCTTTTAGCGCCTACGCTCACACGCCTGTATGCGGATAGGTCGGGTCTAATCACGGGCCTATCCTCTGTTTCCTTGGACTTCTGGTGTTGCATCATAACGAGCTTTCTGGCCTCGGCTATCGCCCTGAACCTATCGCCACGCTCAGGGTCGTTGGCTCTGAACTGTGCAAAGTCCGCCGCCGCTTCGTAAACATGGATGTCCCTGAACTCCCTTGGAGTAAGAGGAACATCGGAGGTGGCGGATAACGGCGTTACCTGCCGCACATAGTCAAAGTAGGGGGTGTATCTCTGGTCGGGAAATGGCTCGACCATCAATTCTTGCGCGGGCGGGTTGCTAGTTTCGTCCGAAACTATTGTGTAATGCTGAGGCGGGCCTTCGCCGCTAAAGTTAAGCTCCTGCAAAAACCTCATGCGATTAAGGCCGACGGGCTTTATCATAAGACGCCCAAACGCAATGTGCGGCCTCAGCATGTCAAGGAAGTCCGAAGGGAGGGCGTAAACATCCCTGAAAATCTTGTAGGCTGTCGCGCTTGATATTGTTGACCCTTTATAGGCCACAGCATCCGAAGCTGTGCCTAGGGTAATGCCCGTATCGCTATCAACCGACTGGATGGGATATGTCTCCTGGTCGCCAGCAATAAGTATCTTGTCGCCAGCCGCAACGTTTCCAGACCAACTAGTGCCCGTTCCAACTATGGTAGTCCCGTCCTGAGTGGTTGTTAGAATATTCCCCGTTTCATATTTAGGCTTCAGGTCAACAGAGGCTTCCTTCTGAAGCCACCAAAATCTGTATGATTTTGCAAGTTGGTCATACGACATATTGACACCCTGTTGTAAGGTGTTCAGGATATCCGTGTCAGTTATGTCTTGAACTAAGAGCAGTCCAGCCTGCGTATAGATGTCAACAAACGTATCTAAACTAGGCACTTGCTATTCCCCTACGGCTTGGCAGTCGAAGCGTGAACACCCTCGCCAGACGGATTGGGATATATGTAAACAAGTGTCCCGTCGGCATTCCTAAGGGCTATATAGGTTATATCTGTGTCTGAGGTTCCTCGGTCTATCTCGCTTGAGGTAGTTCCTCCCGCCTGCGTAGACCAGTTTTCGGTAATGCTGGCGGCGTGGGCGACGATGGTGTTTGGGACGCTGAAGGCACTAGACCCAAATTTGTAAATATCGCCCGCTTCGTCGATGATATGAAACGACGAAGACGCTCCAATATCCTCGGCCCAAAAAGCAACTGAATTGGCACTGACGGCGGTAATGGTGGCGGTATTATTCAGAATTGCAACATATCTACTACCACCCGTAGCCGCACCTGCACTATAAAGTGTTATTCCGTCGCCAACCAGGTTCAAGGCACCAGCGGAACTAATTCCAACGCCAGAGGCACCCGCATTATCAAAGATTAGGTTATTGCTCGCATTAGCGAGGTCGAAGATTACCCTGCTGCCTGTGGTCGTACAGGTCAGCACCAGGTCGGTGCCATCGAAGCCAAACGTACAATCGCTATCGGCGCCTAAGTTGATATTTACATTATCAGCGAAATTCTGGTCGGCCTCATAAGTCTTCTCGCCCGTGATAGTCTGACTGCCAGAAAGCGTTACCTCGCTTCCGAAAAGTTCAAACGAGGCACCACCACTAGACCCCCACCCGCCAAGTACGAGAACCAAGGCAATCGCTAGCGTGAATAAGGGCCTTGATTTTATGGCCGAAATCTGGGATAATTTAAACATGAGCAACCTCGCCTTAATCTTGGAGATAGAGGTGTGGACATAGCCAGAGACTTCAAAATCTCCCCAACAATGGTCAGCTATATAAAGCTCGGGAACCAATGGTCTCACGTTAAGTAATTCTTCCTGTTCAGCAAAATTGGTTAGATTGACATTAGCCATTAATTAATCCTACGGCTTGGCAGTCGAAGCATGAACACCCAGGCCCGTCGGGTTGGGATATATGTAAACAAGTGTCCCATCGGCATTCCTAAGGGCTATATAGGTTATGTCTGAGTCCGTAGCTCCACGCTTTATTTCCACGCCTGGGCCTGGGCCACCATCTAGTTCTGATACGATTGAACCATGTGCAATCTTTGTAATGCTTTCACCCTCATCCATGATGTGCATACCAGCAGACCCGGCACCGCTTGCATCTTCACCCCAAATTGAAAATGTATCTATCCCTAAGGAGGTCGGCGGGGTTGCCGCGTTTCCAAAAGCAACTTGTTCAAGACCGCTAACAACGTTCGCCCCAAAGAATGTTAAGTTTGCGGGGTGAAAGTCTAGTATTCCTGACGCTATCATTGTAACGCCGGTACCGCCTTTATTGTCAAAGATTAACGTGCCGCTCGTGTCGGCGAGGTCGAAGCTTATCCCACTGGTCGAAGTCGTACAGGTAAACACCGCGTCGGCACCGTCATACTCAAGGGTACAATCGCCGTCGGTGCCAAGTTTAAGGCTTACGTTATCATTTAAGGTCGGGCTTGCCGCAAAGGCCTTCTCGCCCGTTATAATCTGCTCGCCCGACAGGTTCACCTCATCCCCGAATAGGTCAAATGAGACGGCATAACCCGAGCCAAAGCCCCCAAGTACGAGGGCCAAGGCAAGTAGTATGGGAGGCGTATATTTCTTAAACATATCGACCCCCTATTCTTGGACGGGAAACGTAAAAGTCAACGAGCAACTATTGGCAATCGTAGAGAAGTCAGCCCCGGCCTCCGAGCCGCAGATGGCCCAGAAGTTGAAGAGGTCATAGACATCGGATGTCCCGCCGAAGCTAGGAGCATCCATAGCAAGGCTTTGGGAATGGACGATGCGTATGCCGTGGGTCGTCGTCACGCCCGAATCGCCTATTCGCATGATGGCCGAGGGGTGAGATATGTGCGGTTGGAAGAGTACCGACGTTGCCCATGTGTTCACCGTTGATGTAATGCGCACAGCGGTAGAGCCGACGACTGGTAATGTTTCTGATTTGAGCTGGTATTGAGCGGCCCATGCTGTCGTGGTGAATAGCAGGGCCGCTATCGTCAAGATAACGACTCTCTTAATCTTCATGGGCCTCTCCTTCAAGACAATTCTCTCCAAGACAGTCCACCGTGGACGTTAGCGTTTGCGCCAAGTGACCTAACGGCCAAAACTATTGCATCTTGAGTGCCATCTATTTTAGAACCCAAATTAAGAGCACTTCCTAGCGGGTTTGTTATGGCCCCACCACCCCCAGCGCCACCTGTGGAATTAGCAAAACCCGCAGCCATAACCGTCCCAAGCCCGGTTATGTTGTTTGCAGAAGGGTCGCCAACGCCGTCTCCAATTGCAGTTTGAATTGCAGAATTCGTCTTGTCAGCGTATGTAAATGTTCCCGCTATTGTCGGGTTTAGTAAAACAATCCATTCAAAATCATCATTGGTTTCAGCTAAGACCGACATTGATGCCAATTTTACGGTTACATCTTTAAAACCAGCCTTCAGTTTTATCCCAACAAGTGCATAGACTACATCAACTGAGTTGGCGTTTATGTGGACTACTGAGCCAGCCCTATTAGAAGTAGTGCTCTCGTATTGTAGAATACCAAGTTCCTCTGCCCCGCCTTCACTTATAACGGTAGTGCAAATATGAGTTAATTCCGCCGCCCCCCCCGTACCATCGTTCTCAATCTCGTAACGAAGCGGAAGGTTGGGTGTGGACATATATGCAACTATGAGGTCATTGGCATGATTAAATTCATGAAAATATATTAGTTTGCCTTCAATGACGAATCCGAATCGAACCCGCCCGACAGAAAGCCATTCAAAGTCTATCCAGAATATTTGCGTTTTAGACAGGTCGATTGTAATTCGACTCGGCCCAGTTCCGTCCATCGTATCTATGTTAAAATTAGACTGGATTGTTCTATTGTTGACGGCGGAACCGGAAGTCTTTGTGCGCCTGTTGACTTGAAATATTCCATCTATGGTCTCAAAAAAAAGACCATTATCATCATCACCATATCCAATTCGCTGGGTTATCCCCGAAGCCCCAACGCCCAATATGCCTGTCACACAAATCATTTGGCTTTTTCCGGGCTGATAATTAAAACGCATCTTGGTCTGACGAGTTCTTACACCAGCCTCGGCACCAACAGTAATGGTCGTAGAGGCTTGGTTCGCATTGTAAGTGCTGCCTGTCCCTCCACCTGAAACCTCTGCATCGTCCCAAGAGAGAGGGGCATTGTCATTAATCTGCTTAGAGTCAAATATGGTCTGGGGCGTTGACGTTCTCAGCCGCCCGAAAGCATCCGATATTGGCCCTTCAAATGCTGTCACTCGCTGGTCTGACTGCGTGGCCGCACTAAAGGGCGTTTGTGACCTACCGCGTGCCATTTATCCAGCTATCGCCTCTCTAAGCAATTCAGATGTCTCGCTACGCTTGGCTCGTTCTTTGTCGTACTTGGCCTGCAAGTCCTCAACCTGGGCTTCTAACTTCACAACTTTGTTTTCAAGCCCTTTTATCTTAGTCTCCATTTCACCCCTCTCGCTAGAAAGCGCATCTATCGCCTCAGCAGCGGCAGTTTCCTTCAATCTTGCTTCTGCGACCTTGTTCCCGGAAAATGCAAGTTCTTGCATTGCTTTATTACGTTGGGCCTCATTTTCCCTTGCGATGTCAGCTTGGCCCATCGCTAACTTATCGAGGGTGTTTTCTCTCCCATCGAGCCACTTAGAACGGGCACGACAAGCACCCTCTTGCTCTTTCAGGGATTCCTCCCGCCTATCAAGCACTAGGCTTCTTTCATGTAGCTCGTCCATTTAACGCTCCTTCTAGGCTCCCAATCGTCAAGACGGCCAATGCCGCAAGGCTGGGCATCGTTGTGATTTCGTAGACCATCCCCATCACCAACAGAGTCACAAAAACAGGAATTAACCGCCCCACATCGGGCCTCGCCCTGCTCTTCCATGTCCTTATCGCAAGGGAGCAGATGCCCCCCATAAACGCAATCAGCCCCACCAGCCCCCCGTTGAAGAACATCAGCACAAGGGTATTGTTAGGTGAGCGCCACTGCTCGGTATAGGTGATAGGATTGCCCGGAGGCCACATCCGAGGACTCAACCTGAAATACGCCCCGAACCCATGCCCGGCTACCCACTTTTTCATTCCCAACTCTATGCTCCTTTTCCAAACCTGTACCCTAATCCAGTCTTGGGTGGTTGGTACTCGAACCTCAACCTGATAACCCTTTGCTTGTTTCCATCCATATATCTGCGGTGGGTCAATGTAAATTACCGTTGCCATTGCGACGGCCATGAGAACGAGCGTCCACCATCTCCAATAAACCAGGTATCCACAGAGAGCGGCGACCACCGGGAAGGTTAGGCCGAGAAATGGCAGGGCAAGCAGGGCTGGAAATGCAAACGGCGC